TTAATAGGTATTTCAATAGGTCTATTGTTGGGTTGCATCAATCGCATAACTTTCTGACCTGTATAAACGTATTGAACTAATCCTACCACTACCTTTGCTAATTGATTGATGCATTCCTCAACATCGTCTTTTTTAGACTTAATTCTTCTTTGACCAAACTCATCTAATGCTACTGTACCTTTAAATGTTTGTGGTGCAGCTCCTTGGTCTCCCTGCATTAACGCATAAATACCTAGTATGCGTTCTATATCTGCTTTAGCATCTGCTTCGTTTTTATAGAGTTCGTTAGGTAATGGCACAGGCCCAGCTACTATAGGTTGTCCTAGCTCTGGATCAAACTCAATTACAGCAGTACCAGCTTTGCCCCATTCTGCTTCTAGATGTGCTTTGTCCATACTGCCACGTGGTATTAACAATTTTACATTAGTAGAACTACTAGCATGGGCTACAATTAGACTACGTATCTTATTGATGTACTCCTGCAATCCCTTAACCAGTCTAACATCTGACAATGGAAACGGATTGCGATTAAATCCATTCATAAATGGTATAATAGGATACTCCTCTATTGGTAACACCACATTAAATAATTCTTTATCACCTACACTTACAATTTGTTTTATCTGGGTTAAATCAACTTCATTAACCATAATACCACCATCCTCAATTAAAGTAGCTTTGGTTAATACATCTATTGTACTGGTGCTATTAGGTATAGACCCTTGATGCTCTTCTCCTTCCATAGGAACAGGTTGACCAGAATTAGGATCTAGCATTAAATGATAGGTTGTTCCTATTTTTTCAGCAATCTCCATATATGTCTTAACATTTGCTTTATCTGTAAATACAGATTGTCCTTCTGCATTAGTTAATACAATTATTGGTTCTTGTTTATACTCTTCAAACTGTACTTGATCTAAAACTCTTTGGTCATCGCTTAATGGATCATAAATCTTATAATATGCACTTTTAACTTTTGTATAACGCTCAAATACTTCTAGTTCTCGTTCACCAGTAATCGCAGTTCCTGTTAATCTACGTTTATTAGTTACATCTTCATTACGTAATCCAAATCGTGATTCAGCAGTAGTATTGATATAACTAGTCTCTGTACATTCTTTTATTTGTTGCTCAAATTCAGGATAGTGCTCTATTAAAGCTGTTTCTGATATTATCTTACCAATAATAATATGTGCAGCATCTCTGCAAAAAGGATCCTTAGAAGAAGGATCTATGAATAGTTCCAATGGGTCTATGGATTTTAACTTTACCTCACCCGAACCCAGATCGGCATCTGGATCAATATAGGCCATCATAGCTCCCATTCCTTTGACATAGTAATCATCAATGGCTTGTTTCAATTCCACGTTCCCATTGGAGTTATCCCAGATGTATGCCATTATATCCGAAAACATTCTACCAACTTTAGCATCGGAGGTCTCTCTGGCTGTTGATTGAAACTTAGGTGAGTTAGCAGTAAGCATAGCTTTTGCCTGCTCTACTGCAGAGTATACAACATTTACAACTAATGGCTCTTGAGCACGCTTACGTAATGCCTGTACTTGTTCGTCAGTCCATTGCTTGCCATTTCGGAACTCATTGTCCTCAACAGCCTGCTTTGCCCAGTTCTGCCTAGCAGAAGAATATTCTGCTAGCAGATCTTGTGTAAGTTGTACTTCTTTTGTTTTGTCTAAATTGTCATGCATGTGGAAAGGAGCATTTCATACTTAAACCTTTACTTTAAGTAAAAGTTCCAATACTATGCTACTTTCCAACTTATATCATCTAGGTAAGGATCTTCAAGGACTTTTTTATTTTTTATTTTAGACTCTTTATGGGTTGGTGCAAAACACTTTTTAGTTGCGTAATAAAGACCATCTAGAAGATCGTCATGTTTGCCACGTGGGTACAATAAAAGTTCATCCTTTAATTCTTCCATGCTTTCCATCATATACATTTTTTTTTGTGCAAAGTATGGTTGCATAGTTTCTAGCCTTGACGATTTGCTAGTTCTTGGACTCTCTTTTATTTCTAATCCTGATATAAATATACGTTCTTCGTCACAACGTTGTCTTAAATATTCTCTTAGCATTTCCTGATAGCCAACACTTTCAACACGTACTTTCACAGGCTTAAATAATTTAAAGTATTCTATGATGCTTTCAGCAAGTTGCATGGGAGTTGCCCTATTACGGTAATACTGGAGAATATACCTATTGTTTTGTTCATCCACCGCTACAGGCATAATTACTGAATAATCTGCTGTCTTGCGGACTGAAGAAGCAGGGTCAACCCCCATAAACACATTTACTGGAATTTTTTTGTCATCATCTACTAAAAAATGTCTATTGTCATTATCTATTTCTAATTTGTAATTATGATACTGAATATAATCGATTTGAAACAATTGATCTTCATCTCCTACAATCTGACACATATATTCACGATAAAACACGCTACTACGACCAATAGAATCTAGTTCTTCTTTTTTTTGTTGTAATTTTTTTATAGGTTGCCATTCTTCCCATAGTGCTACATTATTTTTTAAGTCTGGGCTAAAATGCATATTCTTCCAGCCTTTCATGTCTTTTAATATTTCTACCATGCAGCGTTGGTGTTGTGGTGTACCAATAACAATAATCTTACCTTTTATAGGGTCTAAAGATGGCACAGCACTCTGCAGTAACCATCGAAGGTTTTGTTCCATAGCCTCTGCAGTCTTAGTATTGTTCTCATCTTCTGGATCATCTACAATAATAAGCGTAGGTCGTTGACTACCTACCTTAATACCACGTAACTGTTGTCCTGTACCTTTACATATAATGACTGTACCGTCTTTTAGCTCTACTTCACTCTTTGCCCACTGTCTAGCATTGTGCTGACCCCAGTAACCATATATCTGACGGAAGGCATTGCTGTACTCTAAGGTGTCTTTTATGGTTCCAAGAAGTTTAATAGCATGATCTTGTGTACGTGAGACCAGCACAATAAGTTTTGCTCCACTATGGTTCATAATATGAAAAAGGGGGTAAACACCGCCAACTATCGAGGACTTGGCGTGACCACGTGGAGCAATGATATTAATCTGTTTATTGCTATCATCTACAATAGCATCTGCTATTTTATAATGAAAGTCTGGAGAAGGTACAGAAAACATGTTTGGCATAATAATCTTTCCAAACATTATCATATTTTTTGATAATTTATCTTTGATATATGTTACATTATTAGGCATAGGATTTATGCTTTATTTACCAACTTTTTTTTGAGCCATTTTATGAGATTCAGTAAAACTCTTTCCTTTTTTCATTGCAGTAGCCATTATTTTTAAATGCTTTGCTGTATGATGCTTTGAATGTTTTTTCATAGCATTAGCTTGTCTCATATTTAAACCAGTCATTGATACACCCTTAACGTTCCTAGGTGCTGTTGCTTTAGACTTTTTTGGTTTTCTTTTTTTAGAAGTGTAAGTTCCTTTACCGATTGACATACTAATCTCCTTGTTAGTTTAATGACTGCCTATGCAGTTCATAATTATAACCCAAAGCTTCTATCTCTTTTAAAGCTTCTAATGCGTAACTGTTCATCCATTCTACGCTGTTGTCTTTCAACACTGCTAGAACGTGTAACGCTCTGATAGCAGCATCTAATTGTTCTGTTTTCATAATTTCATCAGTTACACCCTGATATTGTAGCTCTATATCATTCTCTTGTTTCATGTTCTTCGCTTTTCCGTTGTAGTGTCAGTCGTTTATCTTCTTTAGCTATGGTATCAGCTATTTGTTGAGTCATATCCACCTGTATCGTGTCTGTAATCATTTTCTTGTTGGGTTTCATCTCTAACAAATCCATTAAATAGTCATTTGCTTTTAAAAAATTGTTTACATCGCCTTTTTCTTCTGCCATTTTTAAAGCAACTACAATGTTATCTACAGCAAACTCTTTAGATATACTCTTTTTGGCTAATATTTCTTTTAATTTTTCTTCTACCATCTGTTTTGCTACTTTTTGTTTGAGGAATCTGCGTACCGTTGCGATTGGTTTTTTCTGTTCAGGTCTATATATCTTACCAAGAGCTTCAAAGTCAATCTTTCCATCATTAATGAGCATTTGTGCATAGGCGGTAACAGTCTTTTTAGAACGTTCTTTTCCAGCTTCTTCCTGATCCCATGTCCTTGTTGGGTTTGTTTTGCTATATACTTTATATTCATGGTTTTTTAAAAAATCTATTCTAGAAAATGGCGTAACCCAGCCTACACCACAAGTAAGTTTGATAAAGGTTTTAAGTCTTCCATTCTTATCTGTGTAGTTCTTGCGACCATAGCATAAACCCACGTACCCATCGTCTGTAACAGCATACTCTCCTACCTGTGCATCCTTCCAAGGTACAAAGCTAAGACCCTTTTGCAATGCTTCATCTTTAGCATAAATCTCATGGTAGTCTGTCTTGCCTTCTATTCTTCTTTTTATCTTTATCATTACTAATTAGTTATAACTATATAGTTAAAAACTACTACTAATCAGTAATATACTACTAATTAGTAGTCTTATAACTTTCTATAGTTAACTATACTATACTACTTAATCCCTACTCTCATCATTTGTGTTATATCCTAGTTTTTGAGCAACAATATTCGATATAATTTCGTATTCTGCATCCATTTCCTCTTTAGATACGTCCATTTTACGCTTAAAATGCTCAAATTCCTCATCAGTCATGGTCTTTTCAGTCCATTTGCCTGTTTGTACATCAAATATCTCGTATTTTCTTTTTAATCGTGATTTCATATTAAGTAATACTTTAACTTACTTAGATATTGTACTACTGCAAAGACATTTAGTTCCAAGTACTCTTGTAAAAGTAGTTGTAGAATGTGAGTGAGAGACATGTTGTAGTTGTACCCCCCTGTTAGTTAGGGTTGGTAGGGTCTACTACGTTGAGTTCGTCTAGTTAGTTGACCTACCATGTGTGCTATGCACCCAGTATATCCTTACTACATACACACTACATCTATTACGTGCATTATACTGCTAATCCCTACAGTACTTGAGAGTACTATTGCTTCCTTTATCTATGGCATTGTGCCTAATTACTAATCAACATAGGAGTAAATCATGTTAGAATTTGACGAGGCTTTATACCTTTCAACATATTACAACATAGACAGAAACAAAGTCTTAGAACTACTAAACGAAGGTGGTTCAGGGCTAGGTGGCTGGTTTCAATTACGGTTTTACATTGAACACAATTCCAATATAAAGATACCAACTCGTAAAAGTGGTAGAAATATAAGTATTGGTTCTTGGGTAAAACAGAATCTAGACTGGATAGCACCATGTTAGATAAACTTACAGAATCTGCAAAGATAGCTGGCTGGTTGACACTTGGTGTAACAGCCATAGCATTTGAGAAAACAGTTGATGGAGTCAAGGCTATCAAAGAAGAGATAGACAATGATGTACCACAAGAACTAGTACGCTACCATTGTCGTATAGTACGTAACAGCATCAAGAACATAACAAAGTTTAGGAGCAAAGATGGTCAAGCTACTAAACCTGTTGCATAATGCAATCGTAGTGATGTTGTGTAGTGTACTAACTACAGCAGTCATCATAGGACTAAGTATGGTTATCTGGCTCCTCATAGGAGCTGGGTAGCCTACTGCATCCTTAATTTATGAATAAGTCATCGTGTAGACATAGATACACGAACCTAAAGCAAGATAGGGTACAATATCTTACCAATTCGAGAGTAAAGTAGTAATTGGTCTTGCAGATATTTAAACTAATTAGACACGAGGAAATTATGAAAAAACAAAGATACAAGAGTACCACTACATTAGAAGTAGGAACAATGGTACAGGGTATGATAGGAGAGAACAAAGTAGCCAACCTATTCTTAAAGAATGGCTACATTGTTAGCAGACCAGACGTAGATCTAGGAATAGACATGGTTGTCTGCAAACCCAAGAAATGGGGTAAGAGAACCCTAATTAATAATTGGAAGTCTATACAGGTAAAGTACAGCACAAGAATGTCAGAGACATCATATGGTCATTCTTTGAAGGTAAAAGTAACACCTAATCATTGTGACTACATAGCTGTACCACTTGAAGGTAGTGGAGATAATGTAATATTCTACCCACAACCTGAAGAACTAAAAGGCAAGCTATATGCTAAAGAGTTTGCTTTTGTAGATCCAATAAAAGCAGAAAGTAATGGTAGTTTTAAGAATCAGAACAAAAGAAGATTTGCTACAGACTACTACATACTGCCTAAATAACTGCTTCCTTAATCTTTGGCAACTCTGCCAATACTAACCAATAACCTAAAAGGGGTTAATCATGAAGAAACTGAACAACATATTAAAGAGTGTTCGTCAAACAATAGAGAACAATACCAAAGAATCATCTCTTTGGCTCCAATCATCTAAGCAGGATAAAGATGGTGTATGGCACAATCAAAATGCCACTATATCAGATGTCGTTAACTGCACAGATGATGACATGTTCTTTAACATTTGGGCTAGACTTGAAGATGATACTGCTGAAGAGCTGGATCAGTTCATAGAAGAACAACTAGTTCCAAATGGTTTGCGTATTCTTGCAGATACTGAAATGTCATCTAAGGATGGCAATGCAGTACGGTTTATGATTGCAAGACCATTGAGCGACTAACGCTTAAAAGTATTAGACTACCTGAGTATATCTTGGGTAGTCTTTTACTAAAAAGGAATGCTTCGCATCCATTATTTTTTTAAGTAGGTCAACTAACTTTATTTTTTAAAGTGGAGCAACAAGCACTGTAACAGTTGTGTAATACAAACAAATAGACAGTCTTATGGCTTGATTATGTGCATAAATATTCATAGTTTATGACCATTCGAGAGGGTAAAACAACGTAACAACAAGCACTTCAACAGTCTACTGTTTCCTTAATCTCTGCTATTTATAATTAACGTAGGAGTTTACTATGAAATGCGTTCATCATCCGAATGCTGTGATTCATTTTGAGGAAGTCACAGACTACAAAAAACATCCACTATCAGGAGAACTGGTACGTGTACATCGTGAAATGCCAGTTTGTCCTGACTGTTTTGTAAGTTATGAAGAAACAGGTATTTACAAACCATCAATAAAGCGTTGTGAATTAGATGATTTGGAATCTAAAGTAGAATCATACATTGATTCACAAATTGCAGAAAGGAGAACTTATGCCAGTAAAAAGTAATAAAGCAGTCAGCGATCTTGAGCAAGTTATGATGATGATTGATGATGTAGATACGGATCTAAGAAATGATTACAACTTGAACAAAACATCGTTAATGTGGCTTAATGAAATACAAAAAAAGCTAAATGAAATACATAAAAGTCTAATAATAACGGAGGGTATCAATGCATTCAGAATTAGATAACATTGAAGAATATGATAACGATAGTTATTTTGACGAAATGGCAGAGATAGCACATCCGTTTTTAGATGATGTTATATCACTAGCGTTTGTTCATTTGAAAGAAGAATACAATCTATCTAATAGTATGGTTTCTAAACTACAAGAAAGTTGGATCATGAAATTAGATAATGTAATACAACTAAAAGAGGTATTATGAATACAACATCAGCACTAAAATTTACACGATTATTGAGTTATGTAACTATGACTGCTAATGGTATACTAAATATATCATCAAAAATAGCAAACAAAGCTACAGACGTAGTACTGGATCGTAGACGATACAAGGTCGAAGTTATCGTAGACGGTGCAACAATACGTACTCATGAAAACTGCAGCACAGCAAAAGTACAAACAATCATGAATGCAAGCAGTAAGCTAGGCATATCACAATTAATCGTTACGGAGATGGAATAACTCCATTGGTTAGGACAGTGATAACCAGAGTCAGCAACTATATAGGTATACATAGTTGTCTCGGAACAAACCGAGGGTCTGCGTGGATAGCATGCGACAAAGACAAAACAAAGTGGCTCTGGTAATCACGTAACATAAAGGAAAAGTATGAAACAAGCTACTGCACCAGATACTAGACCAGCTATAGCATTTGATACAGCCACTGAAGTAAAAACTATAATGGATGCATTACGTGCATACAGGGTCTATGAAGTAACTGATGAAGAAAAAAAAGAGTATATTAGAAAACTAGAAGATGAACATGAGAAAGTATTAAACATGTTCAAAGGAGAATAAAATGGAATACAACTTACCTAAAAATCTGTTAGACACATGGACAACAGCACTTACAGATGGATCTTATGAGCCAACTGACGGAACCTTGTATGATGAAGATTGCAATGGCTATTGTGCATTAGGAGTACTTGCACATTGTTATTATGGTATAGACAATGAAGAGCTAAATCTAATGAGCACATTAGAAGAAGCAGGTATAGAATATGAAGTAATGCCGGGTTCATTGCACGATGCAAATTTTAGAAACTGGATACTTTCTATGAATGATCACGAACACTTGCAATTTGATGAAATAGCTGAAAAACTAAAAGAGAATGTAAGACCAACATGAGCATCAAGATCAATAAAGTAAACTGGGCACAGTTTGGACAACGTAGTAT